AGTACCAGTAAGATTTAAGAAAGACTGGAATGGAAATTCTCTTCAGTTCTATTCAGCTGAAACTCCAGTTGAGTATATTCCAAAAATGAGAATTTATGCTCAAGTTGATGAAACTGGTCAAACACGCATTACGCCAGTCATCAAATGGGTTCCAATGGATTATAATAATATTATTGCAGGACCAGGAGGTACCGTAGAACCAGGATACGATCCAAATGACCCAAACAATAATAATGAAGATTATCCAACTGGTGATCCAACAATTATACCAGATGAGTTTATTGTTTCAGATAAAGACCATGATGTTGATGAGCCTCCAGTTGAAGCTTCTGATTTTCAAATCATAACTGATACTGACGATGACGACGATAACAACTAAAATAACAATAACTAAAAGGGAGGAAACTCCCTTTTAGTTAAAGGGAGAACACTAAATGGCAGGAAAAACAGAATTTTGGTCAGATGAAGAAATAGACTATAAAGAAGAATTGCTTGATAGATTTTCAGATACTGATTTGAGTAAGTGGAAACTTCGTCAGCATGTTTCAGAATATGTTAGTCATTTTTTGAGTATAGATAGAGGTCAAAACTTAAAAGATGTAAAATTTGTTCCAGATGTATATTTACCTGACAGTAAGCCTGGAGCTCGTTCACCTTTAAGTGTTGAAGCAGCTCAAAATATGATGAACAGATTGGCACAAAATGCTGAGAATTCTTTAGTGCGAGAAACTAAAAGAGCAACGTCTTCTGAACAGTATTTAAGTGACTTTATGGAAGAAAATATGGTCACTAAAAAAGAAAATCAGGAAATAACTGGCCATAAAAAGTTTAATTCTACTAATACTGATTATGCTTTTATAGATACTGAAGTTGCTGATGATATTAAAACTAGACATGAAGAAGTTTTAGAAGATATTGATGTTGACCGTGATGTTAATGTGCAGCGTGATGTAAATATAAATAGAAACTTAGATGTCGTGCAAACTGGAACTTTTGAATCTAATCTAGAAGTTAAACAAACAGCAACAATAAATACAGCTATTGCTACTGACCACTTAAAGATACCAATTGGAAAACCAGCAAATCCACAAGTTGGTGAAATATGGTTTGAAGTATAATTAAAAAGCCGCTCATTATGAGCGGCTTTATTTTTAAGCAACTAAACGTGCTTCACAAAGTGAACTTGCAATGTACATTGCTGAAGCATCAACCCACCAGTCAGCTCCACAATCCAAGCAAAGTGGAGCACCTTTCTTATGATCAGCTATATCTTCAATGTAATAAGAATATGTAGGCTGACCTTTGTCCCAATCACCACCATCATGCTTTGCATACTTACGGTCTATAAAAAGAATATGCTCTGCTTTTTCATCATTTACTGTAAAGAACTCAGCAGCCCAACGAGCTGTAAGTGGAACAAACTGAATGTTTTTCTTTTCGTAAGCCATATTTTACCTCCATTAAGGTCGAACAGTTCCAATCTGTTCATGCTCATTCACATATATAATATATGAAAATATACTAAAAAGTTCAAAAATTCACACCTTAATAAAATCTTTGCAAGCCTGATATGAACCCTGATACAGGATGTATATTTCACCCATATAAGTTGCATATTCTTCTGCATTCAAGATGCGAATACCAACGTCTGTTTTGACAAGGTAATACAAGTTAAGACGAAGCTCATCAAGTTCCCAATGGTCATTTTCAAATTTCTTCGCTTTTTCTTCAGTGAGAGGCTTCCAAAAACCACCATCTCCATGGTCTTCCCAATATTCAATTGAGCCTTCATTTTCACGCATTTTCTTGATTTTTTCAAGTCGGCCATATTCAATCTTTTCAAGCTGGTCTAGTATTTTAGTGATATTTGACATTTTAATCCTCCTCCTTAAAAATCACGAGCTTTAATTTCATCTTTGAGCTTTTTCAATTTAGCTTCATTGTCAAACTCAATCCTACTTGCAGCATAAGAAGAAATTGGGCTATATTTATCAACGCATCTGAGGAACTGAGCTCTAATCCATTCTTCTGGAACGTCTTCATCCATGATGTAAGCTTTTCCATTTTGGCCATTGAAGATTGCCATTCCTCTTTCAAGGAGACAGAGGGCAACTCCACTTTTCCAAGATTCGACTTTAATAAAGTTATAGTCAAAAACATCACAATGAGCATATAAGCCTGCCAAATCTCTAACTTCTTCAAGATGGTAGTTGTATTTTGCCATGTTTAACTCCTTATTACAAATATAATATACGAAAAAGTACTTAAAAGTTCAAAAAAAATAGACTAACTAAATATGGATGATAATAATAAAATAATTCTTCCAAACGGAACTCCAGGTCATGTATTGACACAAGATGACTTAGTTTTAGAGCAAGTTGGAAAAGCATACGATGCATTGATGCCTGCAGATTTTGACTACTCACATAATCCATCTAACTATGAAATGGACGCGATGAAATTTAAGAATCCTAAACAGGTTAATGAATTAAAATATATTATAAAAGATATTTTGTCAGGCGACCAAAAAGCAGCACGTGATGAGAGATATTCATATCTAAACTTTAAGCAGATTAAGACAGCAATTGAATGGATTCAGAATAATAGTTTTGATGAGTCATTGCAGAATCTTTTGATTTCTCAGCCATGGCGTTTAGTTTACAAAATCAAGCCACCAACACCAGAAGAATTTTTGACTTCAAAATATATTGGAGCAATGGCTGACAGTTTGTGGCGTCCTATTAAAGCTCATTTTTTAGATTTTTTTGATCCAATGAAACCATATAGAAATGCTTATTTAAATAGCTCTATTGGCTCAGGTAAATCAACATTTACAATGCTTTCATTATTGTATGTTGCATGTCTTTACGCTTTGATGCGTGATCCATGGAAATTCTATTCAAAAGCTAAAACGACAGTTTTTGCTATTACATTGTGTGCTGTTACAATTACAAAAGCAAAAGAAATATATGAAGAACCAATTCGTCAGTTGATAGAGAGCGCTGATTTCTGGAAGCAATGCCGTACACATGGTGAAATGTTAGAAGAAGAAAAGCACTTGAAAGAATCAGATGATGTTGAATATATTCCATGGAAAAATGGTAACGGAACAGTTTCAGTCTTCAATACTGGAAATAATCTTCAATGGAAAGTTATTTCATCAGCTGGTTCACTTTTAGGTGTAAATATTTTATTTGGTTGTATGACTGAGATTACATTCTTCCTAGAAGCTGGAAAAGGTTGGACTGAGCAGAAAATATTCAACTTTTTCTCTAAATTAAAAGAACGTATTTCAAACCGTTTTCAGAATGCATATTTAGCAAGAATGATTTTGGATTCATCTCCATCTACATTAGAGGACCCAATTCAAAACTATATAACATATGACGCGCCTAAATTAGATGAGTCTTTTTTCTATAAAGGTTCTCGTTGGGAAATATTTCCAGAAGAGTTTCCAGAATATTGTGAAATTGAGAATAAAGATGAACTCGACCAAAAAATTACAAAAGTCTATAATAACTATGACGTAGCATTCCAGTTATATAGAGGTGGAAATGGTAAGCCGCCAGTTGCTTGTGAAAATGAGGCTGAAGCTTCACAGTATAATCCAACAGATTTGGTTTGGTGTCCTAAGAAACAGTACGCTAAGAATGGTACAGCCAACTTCTTACAAAAAGCAAAAGACAATCCAATTGAATTTATGAAAGACTGGGCTGGTTTGCCAGCTGGAACTCCAGACAGATTGTTCTATAGAGATGATTGGATTGAAGAAAGTTTTAATTGTGGATTAAAAAACAACTATGGCGCAATAGTTGCATTAGCTGATGAAGAACCAGAACACTTGATATGGAACCAAATTTGGCCACGATTTTTCCAAAAAATGATTAACAAATATAAGTTTTATTATGAGCCAGATTTGCCACGTGTAGTTTCAGTTGACTTGTCTAAAGCAAAAGACTGTACATGTATTTCTATGTCACATGTTGAATTGGACCCAGAGAGAATAGACATGCATACAAATAGATTGTTGCCAGTTTATATAACAGACTTTACAATTGTATTGATACCAAAAGGCGGCCACATAAATATGGACGCAGTCAAATATTTTATTCATGATTTGAAATATTTAGGAAATATAAATCTTCGTCATGTTGGATTTGATGGTTTCCAGTCAGATGCGGCGCGTCAATACTTAAAACGTGATGGAATAA